AAATGGCCCATGTAGTGCCTTGCGCCATGGCATGGAGCTATATGTTGTTGTGCTTCGTGGCGGTTTAGCACTGCTCATCATTTTTTGTTTTCCCACGTAAGGGGTTGCTAACAATGCCAAGGCCGAGAACGCCGACGAAGGTGCTTGAAGCTCGCGGGGCGTTTAAGAAGGACCCGCAGCGCAAGCGTGACGGGGAGCCAGAGGTTACCACCCCGCTGGGTGCGCCGCATGAGTCGCTAAATGCCGCCGAGTCTGCTGCATGGCTGGAGCTTGCGCGAAATGCACCGCCGGGGGTTTTGACTGAGGCAGACAGGCTCCCTGTAGAGATGGCTGCATGTTTGCTTGTTGAGTTTCGCGCGGATCGCGCAGGGTTCTCTGCGGTCAAACTAGCGCGGCTGCAGTCGCTTTGTGGTGCGTTTGGCATGACGCCAAGCGACCGCGCCAAGCTGGCGATTGAGAAGCCGAAAGATGTCAACCCATTCGCTGCGCTCGATTAATGCCTACCCGCGCAACGTCGCCGCTGGCAAGGTCAAAGCCTGCGACTATGTGCGCAAAGCCTGCGAGCGGCATTTTGCAGACCTTGAGCGATCAAAAGACGCTGGGTATCCGTACCGCTTCGACACGGCAAAGGCAATCAAGGCAATCAAGTTTATTGAGCTACTGCCGCACACGAAGGGCAAATGGGCTGCGAAAGCTCAGACGATAAAGCTGGAGCCATGGCAGTGCTTTCTGGTAGGGAGCATATTTGGCTGGGTCAAAAAAACCGACGGCCTGCGGCGGTTCAGAGAAGTCTACGTCGAAGTGCCAAGGAAGAACGGCAAGTCGATACTCGCGGCGGCTATCGGGCTGCTTTGCCTAGTAAAAGATGGAGAGCACGGCGCAGAGGTATACAGCGGCGCGACGACTGAAAAGCAGGCATGGGAGGTGTTCCGACCTGCCCGCCTGATGGCTAACAGGGCAGAAGCCCTGAAAAGCCACTACGGGATAGAGGTAAACGCATCCAATCTGCTCAGGCTTGAGGATTTCAGCCGCTTCGAACCGCTGATTGGCAAGCCCGGCGACGGGGCAAGCCCGCACTGCGCAATTGTTGACGAGTTTCACGAACACGCTGGGCCAGAGCTTTACGACACGATGATGACCGGCATGGGCGCGCGCGAGCAGCCGCTGATGTTGGTGATTACCACGGCTGGCAGCAACATTGGCGGGCCGTGCTTCGAGCGGCGCGTGGATTGCACAAAGATACTAAGCGGCGTTCATGAGGATGAGCGAACGTTCGCGCTGATCTACGGGCTGGACGAAGGAGACGACTGGACGCAGCCCGAGATGTGGGCGAAGGCCAATCCCAACCTTGGCGTATCTGTCTCAATCGAATACCTGGAGGCGCAGGTGGCGTCTGCGCTGCGGTCGCCAAGCAAGCAGCAATCGGTAAAAACCAAGCATTTCAACCAGTGGACCGGCGCACGCTCAGCTTGGCTCAACATGGAGCACTGGCGCAGGCAGGGCGACGAGGCACTGAGCATCGCTGACTTCGCTGGCGATCCATCTTTCGTCGGGCTGGACCTTGCAACTCGAATGGACATTGCAGCGCGCGTGTCGCTGTTCTGGCGCGATATAGACGGGCTGCGGCACTACTACCTGTTTCCGACGTTCTACCTGCCAGAGGATGCGATAGAAAGCAGCAAGAACGGCAAGATGTACGCGGGCTGGGCTGCCGCTGGGCACATCCAGCTGATGGACGGCGCAGAGATAGACCTCAAGGCTGTGCAGGACGACATCCTCGATCTGGCGGACAAGCAGCAAGTACGAGAACTGGTCTACGATCCTTGGCAGGCCACACAGCTTGCCCAGGCGGTCCGGGAGCAAGGTGTGATGGCTGTTGAGTACCGCAACACGGTCAGCAACCTGAACCCGCCCATGCGCGAGATCGAGGCGGCGATAGCGGCGGGCAGGCTGCATCATCCTAATAACCCGGTGTTCTCTTGGATGGCATCCAATGTGGTCGCCAAAGAGGATGCAAAGAGCAACATATTTCCGCGCAAAGAGACGCCAGATTCCAAGATCGACGGCATGGTGGCGGCGCTGTTTGCGATGGGCAGGGCGATGCACGCTGAGGCGGCTGCTGTCTCGCCTTGGGAAGACCCGAACTACTCTATTCTGGGGTAACTAGATGGCTTTTTGGAACAGACGCAGCAAGCAGCCTGCGGAGGCTCGCTCGTCTATCGAAAACCCGAATGTGCCGATCTCGAACGAGCGGATCATTGAATATCTCGGGTTCGGCGGGCTGTCTGAGTCGGGCGTTAATGTAACGGTTGAATCCGCTCTGGGTGTGCCTGCGGTGTGGTCGGCGGTTAACTTCATCGCGTCCACCATCGCCAGCTTGCCCATTAAAGGATACATCAAGACGGATGAAGGTCGGTTCGAGTTTGGCGCTGACTCATCTGTCAGGCGACCTCCTGGCACGCCGACGGGCCGGAACCACGCCGAGTATGAGCGGCAACTGATCTCGATGCTGAACCACGCGCCGAACGAGTACACGACGGCGTTTCAGTGGCGCAAGCAATCCATGCAGCATGTGCTGACGCATGGGCGTTCCTATACCGAGATTCTGCGTTCTGCCTCTGGTAACTGGCGGCTGCGGTTGCTTGATCCGAGAAACGTCACTCCTCCAGGCATTGAGGGCGGGGCTTACGTTTACGAATCTGGCGACAAGAAGCGCGAGATTAAGGCCGGGGACGTTCTTGATCTATCGTTCTCCATGTCGCTGGACAGTGCCAAGCACCTTTCGCCGATCAACCTGCACCGGGACACCATCGGTCTTGCCATTTCAGCCACGCGGTATGGCTCGCGGTTCTTTCAGAATGGCGGGGTGCCTCCGTTCGTCCTGACGGGTGCTTTCCAGTCTGGTGGTGCCTTGGACAGGGCAAGCGAGGATTTGCAGCGGGCGGTAAAGCAGGCTGCATCAAAGGACAGGCTTGCGCTCACGCTTCCTGCAGGACACGAAATCAAGACGCTGGGTGACGGTCCAGAGAAGGCGCAACTGGTCGAGTTGAAGCGGTTTCTTATCGAGGAGATCGCACGCATTTACTCATTGCCGCCTGTATTCCTGCAAGACCTGACGCACGGGACGTTCAGCAACACCGAGCAGCAGGACTTGCACTTTGTTAAGCACACCGTCTCCCGTTGGGTTCGGCAGTTTGAGCAGCAGTTAAACCTCAAGCTGTTCGGCTGGGGCGTTGATGGGCGTTACGTCGAATTCAACATGGACGGACTGCTGCGCGGCGACTTCAAGACTCGGATGGATGGGTACGCGCAGGGCATCCAGAACGCGCTCATTACACCGAACGAGGCGCGAGCAAAAGAGAACTGGGCACCGAAGGACGGCGGCGACTTGCTACACATTCAGGGCGCGACGGTGCCGCTGGGATCACAACCTATGCAGACGGAGACAGACGATGCAGAAGGAAATTAGAGCCGGTCTGCCGGTTGAAGTACGCGAGGCCGATGGCGGCATTCGCGTTGAGGGTCACGCCGCTGTTTTCGATGAGCGGACGAACATCGCTGGGCTGTTTGAAGAAATGATCGCGCCGGGTGCTTTCTCTGATGCGCTGACTCGCGGTGACGATGTGGTGTTCCTGGTCAACCACGACGGTCTGCCGATGGCGCGGACTCGTTCTGGCACGCTCAATCTTGAGCAGGATGATCGCGGTTTGTTTATGTCAGCCATGCTCGACGCCGAAGATCCAGACGTTCGCGCCATTGTTCCGAAGATGAAGCGCGGCGACTTGGACAAGATGAGCTTCGCCTTCCGTGCGGATGTTCAAGAGTGGGACGAAAGCGGCGACCTACCGCTGCGAACCATTCGATCAGCGTCACTGTTCGATGTGTCTGTCGTGACCTTCCCGGCCTATGACGGCACAGACATCGGCCTGCGCTCATTGCAGGCTTTCCAGCAGGTTCAACGCAACAACGCGCTGCGTCGTCGTCGTGCGATGCAGGCGGTTTTGCATACCAGAACATCCTAGCGATTCCCGCTGGGTGATGCCCTCATCTGCCCTTGGGCAAGGCAATCAGTCAAAGCAGGAGACATGCAATGACTAAGCAGGAAA